TTCATACTTTATAAATATTATAATTCTGATAGAATGTTGTGAATAATTCTTTCTACATTACCGTATGGGTTGACAATTGTTCTTTGTTCTACACTTTCATTGATTTTGCCTTGAGGATACATAAAGGCACCTTGTGTACTAGGATTGCTTACAAAGTCAAATGCGATCAAATCAAAATCGTCTTGTACAATGTCGGCACCTTCTCTCATATCTTTTTTAACACTGCCTAATCCTCTGCTGCTAATACCTAATAAAATTCCAGATTGCAATAAATCTCTAAGAATATTACCACTTGGTGTGGGCAGTATTTCAACTGTTCCAACCAAATCTTTGTCTTCCCAACCCATATCAACAATGTTGTGACTAACGTTCTTTAAGTTAACCACGCTGCTTTCTGGATGATCCAACTCACCCATAGCACGACGTTGTTTTACGAAGTTTTGCATATACTTTTCAGCTTCACGCTTTAGTACATCTTCTGGGTACACTCTTCCATTTTGATTCTTTGCATCCGCACGTTGTAATACGCCGGTTACGTATAGTTTTCCATCTTTAAGAGATTCATTTAAAGATGTCTTTTTAAATTCAAATGGTAATATGTCTATCAATACTTGTTTCATATATGTGTTAAGCTTTAGGTTGTGTTGTTCCTGGTTGTTTTGATTGATCTGGTTGATTTGCAACAGTTGCGTCTTGCTTATCTGCGGTTATTGTGTTTTGTGGAACAACATTTTGTTGACTTTGAGGGTCAACCAATGCTTTTGATTTAGCAACTTGATATTGATCTTTTGGTTTCAAATTATCAGCATTACCTAAAATTTTAAGTTTAAATCCTGGCTTGATGAAAAATTTAGCTACTTTTTGTTTATTTTCTTCACGACCAATTATTATAATAACGTATCTGTCGTAGTAATAATCAATAGCAACACCAGTTACATTTATAGTATAATCTGTCTCAGGTTGTTTATATCCTTTACTGGCTCTAACTACGATTTTCTTACCTAAAATTTTGTCTTGGATTGTTTTTTGTAGATTGTTCTTTAATGCCTCAGTTGAACCTTTTAATTTGGTATCAAATGCTGTAAAATCAGGCAATACATCATATGTTTTTAAATCTACAGATGGTGAAGGTTCGGCCTGCTTTGGTTGTTGAGTTGGAGGTTGAGCAGGTGACGGTTGTGGAACAGAAGCTTTCTGACCTTCTTGTTCATATTTTAAACCATTAAAACCTTCAGTAAATGGTAAACTTCCTTGTTTATAACCAATCAAATTTGGATCTAAATTTGGATCATTATGTTGAACCAATCCATTTTTATCTGTATATGTATCTCCCAATTCAATTGATTGAGCAGGAGTACTATATGCTGGTCCACTATACATTTGATTTTCCAACTTATAATTAGCACTTCTTTTAATTGGTTTTGCTAATTTATATCCCAATTGAGTATATGTATCTGGTCTTGCTCCTCTTTTGGAAAAAGCAAATGGAGTTCTAGCAGCATCACCACCAACAGCAACTGGACCAGAAGCAACAGGTGCGGTACCTGTTGTACTAGCTTCATTTTTAACCTTTAGTTTGGTTAAAATCTTTTTGATCTTTTGTTTAAGATTTTGTTTCATTTTTGACATCAATCTTTTTAATTTCTTCTATCAATTCGTATACATTTAACAAAGAAGTCAATTGATTTTCTTTAATTACGCCAACACAAGATTTTGTTGAAAACTGACTGATAACTTCATTTATTTTAATTTTTACCACTTCGGAAGTAACATTCTTAACTTGATCTTTTAATACTCCACTTATTCTCTTATATTCTTCGTTGACATATTTTGTAAATTTACTGGAGTTGGAAACATTAGTAATATATTCTTTTAGAAGTTTCTTTTGATCTGGCAAAAGATTATTGTATTTGGTATTGAAGTTTTCAATCAAGAATTTATATGCCAACAATCTAACTTCAGCACTTTGATTTCCATAAACATCCATCATTTCTTGTTCTGACTTCTTTTCTTTTGTTAAGCTTTCAACAATATATTCTCTTGACTCTAACAATTCAGATACATCAAACTTTACTTCACTTTTGTCTTGATCTTCAAATAATTTGTATATAGAGGCGTATAACTTATAATTTGGAATTTTATTTTTCAAAAATTCATCTATATTATACTTCTCTTTTATTTCTTTAATTATATTGTACTTTTGCTTGTTCAACTCACGTTCGTCTAGTTTGGAACGGGTCTGCAAAACAACATTCAAAAGACGTTCAGCGGAAGAAGCATCTTTGCTTTTTTGTTGGAGGATGAAATTGTAAAGTTGCACTTCTTTCCCTAGTTCTTTGCTTTCGTGAAAATACTTGAACATCAGATTTTTGGTAAATGATTCATCTCTCCCCGCTAGAATGTCGGCTGTTATTTGTCTAGTGAGTAGTTCAAACAATATTCCAGCATTCTTGAATTTCGAATGTTTTGCTTTCTTGTGCATATTATTTATTATTATTTATAAATATAATCAATGTGGTTAAATATGTAGGAATTATACTATTCTTTTATATTTTGTTCATCCATAAAAGATTTTTTACTTCCCTCTCGTAATATTTCTTTTTCTTGGTCTAAAGTTTTTAGTACATCGGTCAATCCTTTAATAGATTCTAGTGATAGCGGAGACTTGTTTTTATACTTGTGCGTCACAGACAAATCACTACGTCTATTGTTTTCTAATGTACCCAATGGATCTTCGCCAAATCGATAATCACGTGCATCTTTTCTACCAGTTTGATCACGTTCTGCTAATTTTGGGGGTGTTGATTTTTCCCCACCAGTTTCACCACCTTTTGGTTCGCCTCCACCTGGCGGTTCTCCGCCTGGCTCACCGCCAGCTGGCTCGGCGCCGCCTGGTTCACCACCTGGCCCACCACCGGATCCACCGGCTCCTTCTTTATCGTCCTTGTTTAAGAATGATAATGCTGGATCATTGCCTTCTTCTTCGATTTGTTTAAATCTATATGTACCTTTAGCATCATCGATAAGTTGTTTTTGCAACTCAATCATATCTTGATCTGATAAACCAAAAATATTTTCATAGATCCACTTCTTAGAAAATACTTTTTGTTCTTGCATATCTTTGGAGAGCTCGACTTTGCTTTTATATACGTCGATCTTTTCTTTTTCAAAGATAGTAGATGGATTGGTCAATTCCAATGTAAAATCGACCAACGATTCATCTCTATATCCTTGTGAATATAAATGAATAACCGCAATCTTATTTAACTCACTTACAATAATACGTTGAATACGTTGAACAGTTCTAGCAAAACGTATATCTTCAGCTGCCAATGTAGCTTTACCGCTTAGACTTTCATCATAACCTAAAAATGCTTTGGGAATCTTAAGCGCTGCCATCATTTTGTTACGAAGATATTCAATATCATCAGTACCTGTCCATTCTAGACCAGACAAGTTTTCGATACTTGTACCACTATCACTACCACGAACTGGCAAGAAAAAGTCTTCTACCATGTTCTGCAAATTGAATCTTAAATTGTAGTCGCCTGTTTGTTGATCCAAATATGGTACTTTTTTCATTTGATCCATAATGCGTTGCATATGGTTATCAACTTCATTTGGAGGAATATTACCGATGTCAACCTTGAAAATGCGTTTTTCAGGAGCACGCATAATACGATGAATTAACATTGCGTCTTCCATCAAACTCAATTGTTTCCATACACGACGAGCGCCTTCTAAAGAACTTTTTCCGTATGGCAAAAAGTTACTATCACTCAACAAACGAAAATGTGCAATTTGATAATTTTCCAGATCTTCTAGTTTATTACCATATGGAAGGTTGACTTGGAACTTAACAAAATTCTTATTTGATAAATGTGCGTTTTCTACACGGGTTACATAATAAGTGCTCAAAGGTTCTACCAAATAAACACCATATTCAGGGCTAATATGCAAACGTAGATAAAAATCTCCGTATTTGACCATACAACGAGTCCAACTCCAAAGATTGAATTCGATGTTTAGAATATCATAAAATAAATTGTGTAGAATATTCTTGATTTCATCATTTGTAGATTTGATTTGAAGAATTTCTCCCATTTCATTTCTAGTTGTACATTCATCTGCGTAAATGTCCAATGCAGATGCTAGAATTGGATCCATATCCATAGTGTCATAATCACGAAATAGTTCTACACGACTACTTTGATATGATAAATTGAAATCTCTTGTATATTGATTATATGAAGTTGTACGTAATCTATTAAAACGATCTCTTAAACTATTACGATCTGTAGCATACTGAATTTCATCGGTATCAATTACCTTTAATTTCTTACCGCCAATATTACGAACAATTACATCGTTTGAAAACAAACGTTTCAAACGTGCAAATAATGAACGATTTCTTAATTCCTGAAATGATTGATCTGCCATATATTATTCTATTATATAAGTATTTACAATAACCAAGTTAAACTTTCTTTTTTATTGTTTACTGTAAAATCCATCGTCTTGTGATGATCGGCAATTGGACTTACATCCTTTTGAACAGTAACAGTACTAGATACTTTTGATATTTTAGAAATCATTGCTTTGTTGTAAGCTATCTGATCATTTCTAAGTCTAAGTGCAGTTTCACGAACCCATAAACCAATACCTATAGACATTACTAAATCGTCATTATAACCCCGCATAGCTTCTGCTTTGGGTCCGTTCCATATAAACACATTCAATTCTTCAAACAATCTTTTAGACTTCATAATCACTTGTTTTTGTCTAAAAAATAACTCCAAATTACTTACAATTAAAGGTCTATTTTTACTGGTCGTTGTAAATCCAGCTACCAATTTTTTATCTTGTGCATGTAACTTATTACTATAACTTTTTTCTACATCAACAATGGTAAGATCTGTTGCACTGTAAAATGTATTTTGATAGTCTCTATCTATAATCTGTTGAAGAGTTCCCCAACCTACGTTATTATTTTCTACCACTAACAAAGCATTGTTATATTCGGTAGCCACACTAACCAATAAATTACCATAATCTTTTGTAGTTAACTGACCTTTATATTCAGCTACCTGTTCCATGGTTTCAATATCAATAACATGAAATGCACTAAAATCTCCACCGTCACCTCTAGCACAGTCAGCTGTCAATATGTAATTTTTAGTATAATTAGGATAATCCCAAATCCATAAATCTTGATTGTTGCCACGTTTTTCTACAGGATCTTTTATATATGTTTGTTTATAAAACTCAAGAACCTCTACACTAACAACTTGATTACCAGATGTACTGAAGTCACAATCACATTCTTGTGCTGCACCTTTTACTCCTGACAACTCAGTTTGTTTATCTCTCCATACTTGATCTCTTTCTGGATGCAAATGCCATGGTAATCTTATAGTCTTGAAGTTATTCTTTCCTTCTTCGGCTTCGACCCAAGTTTTATGGAAAAAATTGCCAACACCATTTGGGGTACTCAATATAATAGCTCTACCACCCGTAGACAACGTATATTGAGCAGACAACCAAATTTCTTCGATACCATCAATAAACGCAGCTTCGTCTATGATTAGTAATGATAGTGCAGATGAACGACCTGCCGTACCGGCAGATGATACTGCTTTGATTTGAGAACCATTCTTTAAACGTAACGACAAACGATTGTCTTCTACACAAGGCACCTTAAGCCAACTTGGTAAGTTGTCATTAGCAAAACGTACTTTGGTAACAATTTCCTTTGCGGTTTCTTGAGTAATACTAATACAAAGAATGTTCTTGTCGTTATGGAACGTCATTAACCATAAACTATAAGCTGCTGTAAGAGTACTAATACCCATCTGACGGCTTTTAAGAACAATGTTTAATTGATTATCAACAAAGTCTTGTAAAGCATCTTCTTGAAATGGATACAATTCAAATCCAACAGTACCTCTAATAGGATGTTGAATCTTGACGTATTTTTTCATGAAGTATATAGGATCTTCTATACACTTCTTATACTCACTTTTTATTATTTCTCTGAGATTTGGCTGACTCATACTTTTCTTCGTACTCTTTTATTTTAACATTAATCTCTGCCAAACCTACATTGATTTTAACTAAATCATTGGTTACATCTTCAAGAATTTTAGTATAATCTTGAACACCTTCCCATCGTTCAAATGAACCATCTTCTTCTAAGAATTCAACTGGCTTGCCTTGGTTTTGTTGACAGAAGGTTTGACTTTCTTCGAACTTTCTCTTATAGTCTTCTAAAATACTACGTTCGTTTTTAAGATCTTGTAGTTCATTATACACTTCAAACATTCCCATCATCTTCAGTTCAGTTTGAAAATTGATAAAACAATCATAACAATATCCTGTTTTTGGCCAAACTCTATCATCCAAATAATTACCCCAACGAACATCCATTTTACAGCATTTACAACGTTGTTCATTGATAATGGTAGCACGTTTTGAAATTCTGCGTTTACTACCATTTTTCCAAACCCATGTTCTACCTTGACTATCCTCCCATTGTTCGCCTTCTTTGCGTTTATTATTCTCTAAATTGGGATCATAGCCAACTTGTACGAATGGACGATTGCCTTCTAGATAATCTTTAACGATGCCTAGATTACTTTTACCTGATGCTTTCTTCATAACAAATATGTATTTATTTTATTTCTTAAACTTACTTTCAAGGCCTTTTATAATAAAACTTCCTGTAATTTTGAAAGGATTACTATAAATACTTGAGTCTCTTATAACTATACCTTCGTGTTTATCTAAATCTCCAATTTCACTGGTAGCATTCTTTAATATTTCATCTCCCAATTTAATTGTGGTTAAATAAACAATGGTATCATTAACTATTTTATTTACATCTTGACCGGCGAAATCTTTTGATATATCTTTACTATTACTTGCTTGAATGAATTGTTCACGGGTAATCAACGGCGTTTGTATCTTAACTCCCTTTAACCAATCCTTAAGTGATTTAGTTACGGGTGTACTTGTAGGATACAATGTGATTTGTTGTGACAAAACGTTCGCTAGTTTTGGTTCTGATTTGAAAGTAGTATCAACACTACCCAACACTTTAAAACCATACTTCATAGCAACCTTATTTAATTTATTTATATAAGATTGCATTACATTTTTATCATACGGTATTTCAGTAGCTACTCTTGATTTAACACTGCCATCTTTTCCAAATGTTTTTGGCTTGATCTCTTTTAATCCATGTATCGCTAAAAAGTTACCAATGTCACCATAACCAACTACATTTGTTGTGCCTTCGACGTATTCAATATTAAACAATATATTTGGGTTATCTAATAAACCCAATTTTTTCAATTCGGATGTTGTTGTTGGAATAGCTTCATCAAAAATATTAATTACCTTTGTGCCAATACCAATAAATCCATGACCTGGTTCAAATCTACTTGACAGATCTTCAGGTCGCATTCCTTTAATATCAAGTGGCTTTGCTGATCCACGATCCATTACAAACTGACCGTTTACCATACGAATACTAGCATTTACCCCGTCAATTTTAACACTGCCACCGCCTTGTTTTAAAGATTTAACTGATTTTGCAAATACATCTACCAATTTAGCGCCAGTATTTACAAAATCAAATGGGTGTGCCATATGACCTCCGGCACCACCTTCACTAATTACTTCGTTCAAAATATTATTCAGCTTTATCATATGGTTTTAAAAATGTTTTATCAAATACAGTAATTGCTTTGTTGTATGAACGATTAGTTTCGTCAGCATCATCTTGTGTAAATTGCCAATTCCAAAATAATTGATCAGGAGTTTTAAATTTGTAATAATCTCCCAACACAGC